TGTGCACCTATTTGAGGTACTGAGTCAGAAAAGTTATAAGGGGTTATGTCAGCTGAGTTAGTAGTTGGGTAAAGTATTAACCCAATGGCAGCTGAACCAGAAGCACCTGAAAAACCAGACGCACCTTGATTGCCTTGTGCACCTTGTGCGCCGCTAAAACCAGATGTACCAGAGTCTCCTTTTATTTGACCAACATCTACCCAAGCACTACCATTCCATACATTTAAATGACCGGTATCTTCTACTATATAACCATCACCAGCATTACCTGTATAAGGAAAAGGTAAAGCTGATGCAGTTGGTACTGAACCAACTATTGTTACTGAAGTACCTGTTGCGCCTGAATAACCAGAAATACCGCGCGGGCCTGTTGAGCCTTGAGCACCTTGTGAACCCTGTGTACCTTGTGAACCTTGAGCACCTTGTGCGCCAGAAGGACCAGAAGGACCAGCAGGGCCTTGCGGACCTATAGGACCTGTTGGACCGGTAGGACCAGAAGGACCAACAGCAGAAACTGAAGAAATAGCTATCGAGTAAGTTGTATAGGTTCCATTTCCGTTATTTTGCTCCAAAAAGAGCAAATCACTAGGTTGTGCCGCTGGAACTGTTGGAAGTTCATGCGGATAAACGATTGATGGGTACTGTGTATACGGATTGTCCGCCATATTATCCTATTACTTAGTTGTTAGGACTACGAAGACCGAGATAAGTGTCAGGACTATTAGAACTTCCTAATGCACTTGCACCTGGAGTATGAGCTCCACCGCCTGCATAAAGATTTACTAATACGCTGCTATCATCATAAGCACCGTAAACCCCTGTATCAGGTTTACCAACAGTGCCGCTATTTCCACTGTAACTAGCATATCCAGATAGCGGGGCATTTGTATTAGTTAAATAGTTGTAACTATTAGTTCTGCTGTATTTGTCTATATTTTGTGCATAGTTTTTATTTTCTATTACTCTTACATCTTCACCAGGAGTACCTGTATTAAGAGGTACAAATCCATCAAACTTGTTATCGTATACTTGTTCAGATAGAGCTTCACGAGGTGCTTGAGGCTCATATGTGTAGTCATAACGCTTACCTTTTACTGTCCATATATAATGACCTAATAACTGATTACGATCTCCACCCTTTTGATCGACACGCTCAGTTATTTCAAATATTTGACCGGATCTACCATTTGGTCTTGTTGTTCCGTATTCGGATAGCTCAATAAGATCTCCTGCTTTAGGTTCATATATATATCTAGACGTAATAGCACTCAACGGAGAACTCGATAAAGTGTTCGTAAACGTTTGTATAGAAATAACAGCAGTTATATCAGCATCCCCTTGTATACCAAACCTACTCAATATAATACTATCATTATTAAGTGTTAGGCACATTACCATTGGTATAGGTGGTAAGAAACCAGCTAAAGGTTGTTCACCGTAGAAAAAGTCATGTCCAGATAATGTATATTGGTTAACATAATAGTTAACTTGCATACCATATTGAGATATCTGCTCTGCCCACCAGTTATTAAACAACTGGATTTGATATTGGTTGTTAGCAACGTCTAAATAACGTATAGGCCCTAGTGCACATTCTGAACCTCCAGGTAGATTAGTGCCAACAGGATAACTAGTACCAGGTGCTATATAAGGACCGGTATCAACACAATACTGAGCTATAGACATAAAAATATTTACAAAAACCATAGAATTAATCAGTGGAATACTAAATAATATTATAATGAGCAAAATTAAGAATCTATCCGACTTAGGATCTTTGTATTCAATGGTACAAGAAAATGCAGCAAAACAACCAGTCATTGAGATGGGCAATAATCAGCCTGAAGTTCTCTTAACTGATGCTGCTAGATATATTCCAGTATCAAGTAAGCAACAAAGACTTAATGAAAATGCTCCTAAAACAGGCAATGCTCTTGGTAGTGATAAAGAAAAAGAAGAACTAGTTAAAGGCACAGGGCCTGAAGCAGCAGAAGGCTTCAAAAAAGGTGAAGCTAAAGAAAAGCAAGAAGCTAAAAAGGAAACGAAACAAGAAAAAAAGGATATGGAAGCAGCTGAAGAAAATAAAGAAGCTCCAGAAAAAATGGAAGAGAACGTAGATTCTGCTTCCAGAACTCCTAAATATAATAAACAATATTTTACTATGCCTAAATCAAAATTCCAAAAATTATACGAAGACGCTATCAATAGCGGTACTTTTGCTCCTATTAGTGAAGAAGAAGCAGTTACTCCAGTAGCTGATGCACCTGCTGGTGAAGAGCCGATGGGTACAGAACCTGAAATGGGCGGCGAAGAAGAAGCATGCTGCACACATGAAGAAGCAATCGAAATGGTTGAAAAGCTTTTAAAGTTCCTTAAGAAGGACACAGAATATGATAAAGAGCATGGTGATTTAGGTGATGAAGACCAAGCTTTCACACATGATGGCGGTCCAGAAGAAGAAAGCAACATGCCAATGGAAGAAGCTGTTGAAACAGAAGATTTAGGACATGCTAACGTTGGTTCCGGTGTTAAAACAAAGTTTACTAAAGACGGTCATAAGATCGAAACTGAAGGTGACGATGAAGTAAAACCTACCCACAAAAAAGCAGATACAGGTAAAATTGATCTAGCTCCTCAGCCAAAAGCTTTAGGTGATAAATACGACGACGGTAAGAACAATAAAGTCAGCGATTTAAAACCAGGCAAAGGCCTATTTAAACAATAAGTTTTAAGGCATAGACATTCACAAAGCCCTTAGCAATAAGGGCTTTTTTTATGGACGTTTATAAGGGTGCCCAACTGGTGTAAGGAAACGCTTATCTAACATGCCAGCAGCTGGACTACCATTTGGTACTCTCCATCCCTGGTCAAATAGCTCATCCAAATCAGCATTTGTTTGATTTTGTTGATAAGAAATAACAACTGGATTACGAGCTATAATACCATCGTCTTGTTTTTGTCCGTACTTTCTGTACATTTCAGAAGGCTTTGGTGCACTAACTACAAATGGATCCCAGTTATTTGGTAACATTTTAAGCGGCTTACCATTAGCATCTTGCTGAGCTACTTCATAAAACTGTTCGACTACTTTAGGCTCTAATATGAACATTGCCCATATAAGAGCTTCTACTCTATCATCCAAGTACTTGTCTGATTGTTTTTTCCACACTCCATTATCTTGACGTATATATGTTTTAAACTCTTCAATAGTTGGTTTATCGTATATCTTAACACACCTTAATACGTTCATCCAGTATCTAAAGTTGGACATGGAGTTAAACTTACTATTGGTATGAGAATAGACACCTAAACGATTATCCTTCTCTACCTTTTCAGTGAACGAACCCATACTTGGGGTATACTTTACTATATTAGGATACTGATGAGTATTGACTAGTGCATCTACTACTGAAGCACCGCAGTTGTTGCGTTCTACTAATAATGGCGGGTTACCCCATTGACCGGCTATTTCTACGAGCTTCCCAGCAAAGTTAAATGGGTCCAGTTTATTATTAGAGTATGTAGCTACTTGTTCTATGTTAGTTAAATCTGTTACATCCACTATTTGTATAACAGAGTTAGCTCTACCTATACCTTCTCCAACGTCAACCCCTATACTATAGTAATGCCCGTCAATGTGGTCTTTATATATTTTAAAGTTACCATCATCATCTTCATATATTGGTTCAGGTGCACTAGCAATGAGTTCATCTAGCTGGTTTTTATCGAAAATGTTTTCACCAGCCGCTCTAAACTCATTACCGTATTCTTGATTAAAAGCTTCCACTGAACCTAGTGCTCTAGCAGTTTGTTCTTTCCATTGTTCATCTCTACCTGGAACCTCCCACCAATCTACTCGTTCAGCGTGCCAACCATTTTTATTTGCAATAGCATCAGTATATGTGTTAAAGAAAAGATTACCTACACCGTTAGGTGTAGATAGCATAAAAATTTTAGACTTTTTAGATGAAGAAATAACAGGAAATACTGATTCCCAAAAGTCGTCCATAAACTCTGGCGGAATAAATGCAGCTTCGTCAATGAGTAGACAGTTAATAGATTCACCTCTGGCAGCATCAGATGTGGTGGTACTAATACCAATGGAAGAACCATTTGCTAATACTAAACCTGTTTTAGCATACTCTATTACGCCAGGTTTCATATAGTTTGGCAACATTTCGTATGCTAAACGAATACGTTTAAAAATATTAATAGCAGTTGTTTCTTTATTTGCAATTAACAGTACTCGAAAGTCATCATTAAAGCAAACCATCCACAAAGCAAATATAGTTAAGATGGTCGTTTTACCAATCTGTCTAGAAGCTAGTACAACGTTAAATCTGTTTTCTACCAGGGCTTTTAATATACGTTTTTGGTATGTATAAAGTTTGATAGGTTGTTTACCTTCATCAAGATTAACAATATAAAAAAAGCGAGAAAAGTGTAATATAGACTTGCGTGCACGCTCCAAGTCTTCCACCATTTCCGGTGTCCAGTTAAACTGAGTCTCCGGCACAGGTAAGTTTTTATTACCTAAATAAAAAGACTCTCTGGGTGCTTTTGGCATATTAATACTTACTATGGATATACCAATATACACTGGTAAGTTATTTTCATGAACATAAAGCTATCAGGTAATAAGTTTAATCCAGTGGGTTATTGGGAAACACCTTTAAAAGCCTTTATTAAGTTTCCTACAGCGGGTGGTCAGGTTATTTACCCTGGTCCAGAACTTTTAGAGTTGTTTGATCAAGAAGGTTATGTGATGACTACTCTTGAACAGTATTTTGCAGATGCTAGTGGAGAAGAACTCTCTAAACATTATGAAGATCAAACTTGTTTAAAAAGGCCGTGGATAGTTAAGGATCCAGTACCGTTAGAAGGAGCAGAAACACCATTTGAAGGTGCTTATTTGAACCATAGTTTATTGTTTGAACGTAGAGCGTTTGCTAAGGGTGCATTAGAACAACTCAATGAGTGGGTATCTTATAATGTACAACTATACAAGCTTATTAAGTTGAGACCGAAGTGGGGTATAGATTTTTCAGTAGATTATGCAGACAGGGAAGGTAACGTAATGGAAGTAATACATTATGAGCACGATGAGTTCTTTTTTGACGATATTGAAGCTAGAAGAGAAAGAGTAGAAAACATATTCTTAACTACTGATTGGAACGATGTAGCAAAACAAATGCTAAAACGTAAAGAGCAATGGGCGCATTTAGATTTATTTGCACAAGGAGATTGGAAATGTGCTTTCTTAGGTATTCCTACAGATAGCCAGAAAAAGATCTCTTGGAGAGCTTAATGAGTAAGATCTTAATACTCGGTGATAGTTTTGCTGCAGATTGGTCTGTTAAATATAAAAGCTATTCAGGCTGGCCTACTTTATTGGCTAAAAAACACGACGTGACTAATATTGCCCAAGCAGGAGTCAGTGAGTATAAAATATACAAACAGTTATTAGCTGTAAAAAACTTAGAAACATTTGACTGGGTTATAATATCTCATACCAGTCCATATAGGGTCCCGACTGTAAAGCACCCCGTACATAGTAAAGATAGTTTACATAAAGACGCAGATTTAATTTTTACAGATATAGAGTATCATAATAATAAGTTGGTTAATCTGTTCAATCGTTCGTTAAAAGCAGCTTATAACTTCTTTTTACAACATTACGATAAAGATTATTACGAAACAACATATGCATTATTAAGAAAAGAGATTAACTATATTCTAAAAAATAAAAAAGTCTTAGTAGTATCCAATCTTGATATACTAGATAAGTTTATTAAAGAAGATAAAGTATTAAACTTTTGTGAGTTATTCAAAAAAGAAAGAGGAATTATCAATCATTTTTCAGAAAAGGGTAATAATACGATTTTAGCTGCTATAGAAGAAGAGCTTACAACATAGTAAATATTTGTATAATATGTTACCTTTAGAGAACAGGCTTACTTTAGAATATCATGATAAACTCAATCCAGAGATATGGGAACATGGTAAGCTTAGACCTGAAATAAAAGAAAAACTATTAGAAGTCGCCGAAGCATTTTTAGAGTCTATAGAACTGACAGTAGATGTGGAAGATATAACATTTACCGGTTCTTTAGCTAACTATAACTACACCCCTTATAGTGATATTGATTTACACATTATTACCGATCTTGATCTATATAAACAAGATAAAGAACTTCTTAAAGATTATTTTAAAGCAAAAAGAACGGTATGGAATAGTGCCCACAGCATTAAAATAAAAGGCTATGATGTAGAAGCTTATATACAAGACAGGAACGAAAAACATTACGCTACTGGTGTATACTCTATAAAAGATGATAGTTGGTTGGTTGCACCAAGTAAGGTTAAACCAGCTAATGAAAAGGAGGTTATAGCTAAAGTAGAAGCAATGCGTAGTTCTATTGAACATGCTTTAAGCGACAAGTGTGATGTAGAGTGTGCAGAGAATATAAAAGATAAAATATTAAAAACAAGAGCTGCCGGACTTGAACGTGCTGGAGAGTTCTCTGTAGAAAACTTAGCATATAAAGAACTAAGACGTGCTGGTGATATAGAAAGACTTTTACAGGGAGTGATAAACAAAAAAGATAGTGAGTTGTCTTTAAAACAAGAAACTAAAGGTGGTAACTTTAAAACGTTTATGGGTGGGTTTAGTATGGCACCAGGCGGTAAAGGTAGTAGAGGTCCTAACCATGCACAAAAAGACGGTATGAGTCTTAACGGTGCAAGAAAAATAACTAACCCAAATACGAAAGGTTCGTTGAGTCCTATTGCTAAAGTACATAGAGAACCAGAGTCACCTTTTAAAGAAATAGAAAACTTAAAAAAGAAAACAAAAGGTAAGACATATATCATACCTCAAACCGCACAAGCTATTGCTTATTATTATGGATTGAGTATGGAAAAAGTGCACAAAGAACCACGCGGCATTAGTACTAGTGGTATTGTATTAGGTCTAGATCCTTTAGTAAATAGGTATTACGTCCACAAAAAATGAGCCTACCTTCAATAAACCCAACTGCAGTACCTCAGCAATCTATTCTTAATAAGAGTAGAAAAGATAAATTCTTGTTAACTCTGAATCTACCAGATTCATTAAAACAGCTTAATATATTAGACCCACAAGGTAGAAACTCAGAAAAGGTATCATTGGATTCTTTACAGTATTCGGTTTACGGTACTGTGGTACCACAAACTACTATTAACTCAGCTGATTTACCTTTTGCTGGTCAATCTTTAAGTGTTACATCAGGTAAACGTGAAAAGTACCAAGACATTACTATAAACTTTACAGTTGATAACGGATTCAATAACTGGTGGGTTTTATGGAAATGGTTGGATTATATAAACGGTGCTCAAACAAGCACACTAGATCCAGATAACTTAACACAACTCGGTTACGGAACAGCAGATGGTTTGACGAGGTATCAAGGCTTAACAAATCTACAACCATACCAAACTACCATCGTTGTTGAAGGTCTTGATGAATACAACAATAAGAAAATCCGTTGGACTTACTTCAAAGCATACATAACAAGTCTAACAGGCATAGCTTATAATTATAGAGATCCTGACCAGTTAGAGGCTTCGTTCTCGTTCTCATTCAGTCAGCTAACAGCAGAATTACTCTAAAACTTGCGAGGTTTTCTCGCGGAAAAGCCTAAATAATAGTAAATACTACTATGGCAACTTTACGTTCAATACAATCCCCTGGTGTACAGATTAATGAGATAGATCTAAGCCAAACAACAACAGCTCCAAACGGAACTAGCGTATTTATCGCAGGGTTTGCAGCTCAAGGACCAGCTAATGAGATTTTAACATTAACATCTGGTAACGATTTCCAAAATATTTTTGGTACACCAACTAATGCAGCTGAACGTTATTTCTATTATTCCGTACAACAACAGTTTACAGGTGGTACAAACGCACAAGTAAACGTCTATCGTTTACCTTATGGTGATGATATGGGTGAGGGTTACGTTTCTAACAAGTATAGTGCTTTAGTATTTCCAGTATTACCTCTTTCAGCAGGTGAATCAGTATCGACAGCAACTGGTGCAGGTGGTACATTAGCTCTTTCAGCAGCTTCAACATATTACTTCGGTGCCCCTTCTCTTATTACTTTAACTCAATCTGAATACACTCAGTTAAAGCAAAACACAGTACAATGGTCAGCACTTGGTGGGGGTTCATGCCCAACAATACATCAGTTCTCAGATTTAAACAGCAACGGTGTAGGTATGATTGTGCTTAACGAAGCTCAAACAACCATTAATGAAAAGTTTGAAGGTTTATACGTTAACTTAGCAGATAACACAGGTTTAAATCCTACATCTAATTTTAACGAAATCAACAACATCTATACTATTGTAAGCGATACAACATACTTTGACCCAACAGTAGGTACTGGTACCCATCAGTATCAAGTTATACCAAGTAGCCGTTTAGACTTCCAGTTATCTGCTACAAATACAGACCCTAATGTAAGTCTTTCTCATATTGTTGAAAATATTCCTTCATACGATATTGCTAACATTAACGGTACAAGCAACGAGTTTAACGATTTAGGTATCTTATCACTATTTAAGATCAAGACTTCACCTTTTGCTGCTAACCCATTACAGTTAACTTATAACTTAGTAGAAGGTTACGCAACATCGTTCTATTCTAACCGTACTGTACAAGATGTTAACGGTGGTGCTCCTAAGAACGACTTTATACAGACAGTTGTTAACAACGCTTCAAAGAACTTAACAGTTTACGTTAACCCAAATATTTCAAACCAACTTACTTGGTTAGACAATAACGGTAATGCACAAAAATCAGTAAGAGTTATTAATACAGATCTTTACTCAACTGAAGCTTCACTAGCTACAAAAGGGTGGCAGGTAGCTGATAAGTTATTCCCATTAGGTGTTTATGCTCCTACATTAGATACAACTAATAACAAAGTTATCGGTGATATTGGTGCAAAGTTAGACAATGCTTTAGAGCTAGCTGCAAATGCTGATACAGTAAACATTGACGTTGTAGTTGATGCAGGTCTTTCAACTATTGCAGGCGGTACTTGCCAACTTTCCGGCACATTTGACGATACATTATTTGATACAACTGTACAAGCTGCTTTAACTAACTTATCAAAGTCAGATGGTACTTATAATGCTTCAGCAAATCCTTATACAATAGCTTGGAGCAACATTACAAGCAAGTTCGTTAACTTCACAACAAATACTCGTAAAGATTGTATCTTTATTTCTGACCCATTACGTCAAGTATTTGTACAAGGTATTAACTATAAAATATTAAGCGACAAGTCTAAGAACTTCTCACAAAACGTTTACTGGCCTTTACGTAATCTTTATTCTGGTACAAACTCAAGTTATGCTGCAACTTATGGTAACTGGGTCTTAATACAAGATTCATTTACTAACAAGCCAACATGGTTACCATTCTCTGGTTTTGCTTCTGCGTTATACACAACTAACGATTCAGTTGCTTATCCATGGGCTGCACCAGCTGGTTTAAGTCGTGGTGTTATTAACGGTATTGTTGACATTGCTGTTAACCCAAATCAAAAACAACGCGATTTACTTTATAAGATCTCGGTTAACCCAGTAGTAAACTTCCCTGGTTCTGGCTTCTCAATACAAGGTCAAAAGACATTATTAGCTACACCAAGTGCATTTGATCGTATTAATGTTCGTCGTTTATTCCTCTTCTTAGAGAAATCAGTTCTTAATACAAGCAGAAGCTTTGTATTTGAACCAAACACAACATTTACACAGAATCGCTTAGTAAACACAATCGACCCCGTATTTAAGTTAGCTAAGAATACTCAAGGCATTTACGACTACTTAATCGTATGTAACTCTACTAACAACACACCTAGTGTTGTTGATGACAACTCACTTGTAGTAGATATCTACATTAAACCAGTTCGTACTGCAGAGTTTATCTTAGTAAACTTCTATGCTACTAAGACATCTCAGAACTTCCAAGAGTTATTACAATAACCTTAACATAAATATTTAATATGTCACAAACAATACAAGACTTCTATAGAGTAGCACAGCAAAGAGACTTTGCACGTGACTACATGTTACGGGTAGTTTCTATCGGTAATAACACGTTCAACGAAGACGATTTCGTTTACATTACTACTGCTACACTACCTTCTAGAGACATTCAAAACCAAACAGCTACTTATATGGGTCTAGATTTTAACTTCCCAGGCACTGTAAAGTACCCAGGAAGCAATGGATGGAATATTGAGTTCCGTGCTGATAAAGCTAACGTTCTTCGTAACAAACTTGAAGATTGGCAAAGAGGTCAAGTATTCAATGATGCTACAAGCACAGGTGACTTATCAGTAAGAGGTCCTGAATCTCTTATCCAACTACATCAAGTAGACGATAAACTCAATGTTCTTAACATTTTTAACCTATACGGAGCATATGTACAAAAGCTCGGTGAACTAAAGTATGATACTGCTGGTACTGGTAAACCTTTAACGTTTACTGCTACATTAGCATATCACTACTGGACAAGAGGTTAATCAGTAGTTATTTGTTATTAACCCGACTGCAAAGTCGGGTTTTTTATTGTTCTAAGCTTAAGTATTAGTATGGCATTACAGGATTTTAATACTGCAGTTCAAGATTTTGGATTCGGCAAAAAATATAGCTTCCAAGTGACTGATCTTCAAGGTCCGCCAAGCTTGGTAAGTTTTAATGCTAAACAATGGCTGTATGTAGAATCTCTTACTATACCCTCAAGAAAGACAAATACAACAAAAGTACCGTACAAAGCTTTTGATTTTGTGGTTCCAACCAATACTTCTTTTCCGGAGAATGAAAGCTGGAAAGTAAACTTTTTTTCAGATGAAAAATTAAAAATTAGAAGGCTCTTTGACACTTGGAGTGAAGCAACATACAAGTTTACAAATAATTATGGTGGTGGTAACTTAGGTTTTGGTAACTGTAACCTAGAAATAACAATAAACGATGATAAAGGTTCTACAAAAAAAGCTTTTACTCTGTACGGAGTGTATCCAGTTTTAATAGGTAGTATGGAATATAATGTATCTGATGCAGGTACAACTGTAGCTAAGGTTCCGGTTACTTTAGCATTCCAATATTTTGATAGTAAGTATTAATATGTCGGATTACACTTCCCAAGATTTAAATGCTTTTTACCGCGCAATACAACTGTACGGGTTCTCACGCGATTTTCAAGCTAGGGTAGATAGTATTTCGATTAACAATAAATTTTTTGTAGTTCCAGGTGTTGGTACAGACACACAAGCACCTCTTTTGTATATAAAAGATTTTACTATACCGGGCGTTAAAAAAGCAGTCGCTTCTGTAAAATATCAAGGGGTAGACTTTCATGCCCCTGGTACAAGAGATTTCGGTGATAGTAAGAACTGGGCAGTTACTTTCTATACAGATCAAAACTTAATATTTAAAACTTGGCTACAAAACAGACTTATTGAATCAGCTTCTAATACTTCTAATTCATCAAATCATATACCTAACGATAATGATTACGCACAAATTTCAGTTTATAATGATAGTCTTCAAAAAGTAGCTAGTTATAAAATAAACGGTTTATTTGTTATAGATGTACCTAGTCAAACATATGATGTGTCTGGTGGTGGTAAGATACAAGAACTAAAAGTGGTGTTCGGCTATCAAAACTGGACTACATTACCAGTACAAGCAAACTTGGTGAAAACATCTGCTGATCAAGCTATAACAGCTAATTCATTATTAGGTATTTAAAATGAATCGTATAACAGATATAAATACGTTTCTGACACAAGTACTGTCAAACCCTAACTTTCATATACCTGTTGAAGCGAATTTTATTGTAGGGTTTAGTGACTTACAAGAAAGAATAATTCCGAACTTATCAACTGCAAAAGTACCAGATCAAACCAGCGGGGTGGCTAATTTGTGGTCTAAGATACCAGATAATGATATCTTTTTTGCAAACGGAGTATCTTTACCAGGAGAAACAATAAAAGCTGGTAGAGCAGGATTCTCGGCTAGCGGTGAAACCCTGTATGGTGGTCTTTTATCAAGCCCTGTACTGAACGGTCGTACTGATTTAGTACCTTTAGAAATAGACTTTCTAGAAACGAACCAATCTTTTGTTGATAACGTTATAAGACCATGGATTATTAATGCATCTCATTTTGGTTTGTTTGCAAGGGATAGCAGTCAGTCTGCACAAAATCAAAATTTTAAAACAAATATTACTATTAATTTTTTAGATAAACAAGGTAGTGATTCTGACTTTGTAAGTCGTAAAAGAATTTATTACGAAAACGCCGTACCGATAAGTGTTGCAGCTGCAAACTTTAACTACGGTGGTTCTAAAGCAGGTGTTCGTAGTATAAAAACCACGTGGTTATATTCTACATACTCGATAAGTTAATAGGCAATGCCTTTTAAGTTAAATGCTTATCTCCCTAGTAAACAACTAGAAGTACAGATAAAAGAGCTCTGTTATAAACAATATAGAGAGCTTGTTAAAAGCTTATACAACACTGATAAGAAAGAAACCTTACAACAATACAACTCTATACTAGAGGATCTTTGTCCGGATATAGTTGGTAAAGATATAACGTTTGAAGATAAGCTTTATTTGCTGTTGACTGTACGCAACTACTGTGTTAGTCCGGATTTAAAGTTAAAATGTACATTACCGGATAAAACTACCTTTAACTATACAATACCAGTTGATACTATCATTACCAAGGTTAAAAATATTAATAAATCCGGTAAGGTAACTGTAGATGACATTGCTGTAGAGTATTCTAGTTATAAAGTGAGAGATGAACATGTTTTTCTTAGTAATAACAAAGATATACTTGTAGTATTAGCGTCTTATATAGATAACATAAAGACAGATACCCTAAATGTAGATTTTAAGGATTTTCCGTTAAACGAAAGAACAATGATTATAAACTCATTACCTCAATCCGTTGTAAACGAGCTTATAAAAAGTATAGTTGCTAAAGAAGAAGAACTTAACTTAATAGACCTAATATTAGTAAAGGATCCTACAAATGATAAAACGTTGTTGAGACTTTCATGTAGTGTTACTTTTGAAGTATTACAAAAGATGATCGAGTTCTTGTTTACAGAGAACTTAAACAACATTTATAGAACTTTATACAATGCTGTTAAACATTTAGATTTTACCCCAGAATACGTAGATAGTATTACTCCTGTTGAAATACAGGTTTATTGGATGTACTTTATGCAGGATAAAGCTGAAGCTGCTAAAAATAATACTCAAAACCCTTCACCTGGATTTAATCCACCGACTAGCACACCTAACTCAGAGCTAGGATTCTAAGAATACCGGGTAAGTATTTTTATGCCTAATGTAAATGATTTCCTAGCAAGTCTTAATACCCTTGCTGAAAAAAACTCTATCGATGTTTATTTGCCTACACTACAAAGAAGTGTAAAGTTTAAACCTGTTACAGCTAAACAACATAAAAGCCTGTACACCTGTGTTAGAGATAATGTAATATATAATACAAAGTTTTTTATATTAACACATGATATTATTAAAGATAACTGTCTAGAACCAGATGTTATAAAGCAGCTTACCATTATTGACAGAGTTTTTGTATTGCTTGCACTAAGAAAAGATATTCTAGGTACAACTATAAAACAGAAAAATGCTGACTTTAGTAACTGTATACAAGCAGCTACTAGTGTAACATTACCGGTTAATGAAACATTTGTTAATAGTGGAGTAAAAATAGAAGTACAAGTACCTACCCTTGAAGATGCTTATAACATGGAAAAAGAGTTAAGAGGTAATTTAGAGCCTAAAACTCTAACTGTTGATATGCTCACTCAAGAAGTTATTTTAAACAGTCTATGCAAATATATTAAAAACATCTGGATAGTAGGAGAAAGCGAGGACACAGATTTAAACTTTAGCTCTTTTTCGTATAAAGATCGTATAACTTTAATAGAGCAGTTACCAGCTACTGTTCTTACTTCTATGCAAAGTTTTGCAGGTAAAGTAACAAGCATACAAGATAATGCTACTAAAGCACTAGCTAACGACAATACAGAGGTACAGTTCTTTATTAACGCGGATTTCTTTTTATCCGAGTGACATAAGGACAGTTTAATACCTAAGTATTTTTATGTCCGAAGAGACTGATCAACAGGTATTAGAGTCTAATGCTTCTTTAACTGAAGCAATAGGTAAGCTTGCGGATGCTTTAACTAAAAGTAGCAAGTTAGGTGCACAAAGTAAATCCCTGGTTGATTTAATAGGAGAGTTAAACGAAAAAGTAGATAAGATCGGTAAGCAGGTTGCTACTGGTGTTAAGGAAGGTATATCTGGTGTTTCTGGTGCATCTTCTTTTGTTACTACAGATAAAGAAGGTAGATTAGAAGAAATATACGAAAAGGATCAAGTCATAAGAGAGGCTTTAAGAATATTATCGGAAAAGGAAAGAAACTTTGAAAAAAGCGGAGAAAAAGAAAAACTCCAAGATGTAGAAACTGCAACTAAATCTAGGTTAAGTCAAGTAGAGGGGTTTTTTAGTAGATATATACCAAGCTCTATACAAGGTATATTAAGCTTTTTAGGCGGTAAAGAAATATTAGAATCTGTAAACAAATCTGTAATAAACAGTATAACAGGCATGTTTGCAGGGAAAGAAAAAGAGAAAGCTGATGACCTGAAAAGAGCAAGAGAGCAAATTTATAAAGATAGAGATGAACAAGAGAATAAGAGACGGGAAAGCGACGAGACTAATGAAAACAGAAAAAAAGCTTACGAAACTTATTGGTCAGGAGATATAATACCGGAAAGCAATTTAAATAATACAGGAGAATCGGTTAAGACTGATATGTCTATAGTACCAGTTAATAGGGAAGATAGTCTAGGAGGTAAAAACAAAAAATCAGTAAACAATGTTGAAAACGAAGGCTCGTCTGAAGCAGTAACAAAAGATAACGCTATTCTTAGCGAAGAAGCATCAGAGATAAAAGTTTCAATAGTAGATATTAAGCCAGAAGTATTAAACAGCTTGGCAGCGGCAATAAAAGATGCATTAACAGAAAAGCGTTCATTAACAAGTGAAAATGATACTTCTACAGCAGGTAAGGTACCCTCATCCTCAGTTGAGACGGTAAGCACATCTGTACCTGAAGCACCAAGGCCAGGAGAACTTGAAGTATTACCTGAAGAGGAACCGGCAACTCCAGTCTCTTTTATAAACACTTTAAGAAATGTTACTTCATCAGGTAAAGACTCAGGTAAAGAACAACAAGAAGGAAATCAATCGCCAAACTCTAGTTTAAATACTAACATTTTAACTGGGATTGAGCAAGGAGCAGGTAAAGCTGCTACGCAAATGTTATTACCTTTGCTTGTTTCAGCAGCTACAAATCTTTTATTGGGCGGACCTGAAAACCCAGTTGCAGATGTTGCTAGTGCTTGGACATACGAAGAAATGTCAACGCTGGGAGGTGCTGCAAAAGGTGGGGATATAAAAAAAGACGTACCTATTGTGGTAGGAGAAGAAGGACCGGAAGTATTTGTTCCAAGTAATAATGGTACTGTAATACCTAATGATAAAATAAAAGATACTGATAGTGTTGCAGCCACCCCTGCAATAGAAAAACTTACTTCTCTGTTTTCTTCTACTAGTACTGATAAGCAAACCACAGTAACAGCTTTACCTTCAGAAGAGCTTAAAACTATTTCAAACGTAACTAATATAAATAATGATTCTAATATGTTATTAAGTGAAGTTAATAAAACTTTGCTTGATATAAGCAGTAAGTTAGAAAATAACTTAAAAAACCCTGTTAATCAACCTGCTACAGCAAATACAGCTGGTGTTATGAGTAGTAGCAGTACTAATAATAATAGTAGTATTAATATAACAACAAATAGTAGCCCTATAACCAATTCGCGTATAATAACGGATACTATGTTATATAGAAGGAGAGCTCTAGCTTAAGTAATATTATGGCCGACTTATTTCCTCAAGATTCAGTTGCTGGGTATAGTCCAGATGTTGATACAAAAACTCAACAACTTGATGCGGCTAATAGCATAACTGCAGATATGCAAAGCACCGGGGGAGTATCTGTAGCGGGGACAGGAGCAAAATCTTTGTTAAATGTTGGTAAGTGGGATGTACATGGTTCTTGGAACTGGGCATTAAATTTAGGTTCCACTACTGATGATGTAAGGCAGTATGTACCGAGAATAAAAATGATAGAATATAATCTAACATCTAGTTCTCAATTAAATGCTTTTAAACTATTTTTATCCCAAACCCAATCTCAATTAGATCTCGCAGGTGTTGATCAAAACATTGAAAGTAATATAGCTACGCTATTTGCTAACAGCGCAATAAACAACCTAAATCAATATGTAGGAGAAAATAATGGAACCGCGCAACCAGGCGGCTTTAGTGAAACCGACCCTTATTATGGTTTATATCAAGGTAAAGTTACAGGCAATGAGTACGTTTTACCTTATTTGAGTTCACAAAATATGACTTCAGTCTTAGGATCCTGGGCTAAAGTTGACGATAAAAATCTTGTGACTGCTTTAGCTAAAGCGGCTATATTTAAGAGTGGTGGATTTACAGGTAAAATCGCAACTGATATACTTGGTCAAATACAAAGTGCAGGATTAACTTATGAACAGTTTGCTGCCCCAGCCGAGACGTTAGCTAGTTTAAATGCACCGGGCATTTCAAAAGAAACTATAAAAATGTTTACACCAAACGAAAACGGAGACACAATAACTACTACGTTTTATTTGTTTAACACTGAAAAAGTTTCTGATATATTAGATAACTGGAACTTTTTATTTGCATTGACTTATCAAAACTTGCCTAATAGAAAATCTTTAAGCAGGATGGATCCACCTTGTATTTATGATGTAACAGTACCAGGGTTTAAAAGATTCCCAGTAGCAGTTGTTTCTGGATTAAAAGTAGACAATCTAGGTACTACAAGACTAGTAGATATAACTACCGGTGAAATGATGTCGGTAAATAAAGCGGAATCTAGTAAAAATGTAAAAATAATACCGGAAGCTTACAAGGTTACTATAACCATACAAAGTTTATTAATAAATTCTCGTAATTTATTTTATTATAACTATGATCAGACTGATTCAGGAGCAAAAATAAATGTAATAACTTCTCCTGATCAAAACAATCAATCAAAACAAGCATTAACAAAAAATCTAGAAGATGCAACTAATGCTGCTGCAGCTGCTGCAAAAGCTGCGGAAGAAACTCAAAGTAATTACAATAATACAGTAATAAACGGTACTGCAGGAGAAGCTACTGCAGCTAACAATGCTAATGTAGCGGCACAAAATGCAGCAGCTGCAGCGGTAGCAAATTTACGATCAGCTCTCAAATCCTCAGGACTAGGACCATAATATGGACGGACAAAAACAAAATAATGTATCTACATTACCTACATTAAGTTTAATAAACTTAGAAAACTTATTTAATGTGTATAGTGAAACTGTTTATGATCCTAACATACAGAACTACTTTTATAACTTAATAGGTACTGTTAATATACCAGAAAACTTAAACGCTGCTACTTACACGGTATATACAGTAACAACAGATAATATGCCCTGGACGTTAATAGCTCAAAAAGTTTACAATGCACCTGGTTTATGGTGGTTAATATGTTGTATTAATAATATACAAAACCCTATACAGTTTCCTAAAGCTGGCACCAAGCTGAAAATTTTAACTCCAGATTACGTGTCTAGTGTGCTACAAAAAATAAATCAACCTAGCTAATGGCAAACTTTGATTCCATATTTAATGGTCGACCACCTGCTGAATCTAATACCAAGCTTTATAATAATCAAAAATATCAGTTAGATATTATTTTTGATAACTCGCAAGGTAATCAGTTTCAACTGGACTTAGCTAGTATGGTTACTTTGGATATAGAAGAAGATACTCGTTGTTGGTACAAGAAAGCAAGTCTAGTTATACGTAACCCGCAAAATATATTTGAACAGAAGGTATTTTCGAATGCTAACCTTAATCAATATTATAAGTTTAGAAACGATGGTAGAGACATAGTATATATAAGGTTCCGTATAATAGAAGACAGTGCAATACTATCTACTAATGCAAAAATAGATTATAATACTTGGGGCATGCAGTATAAGTTTGTAGTATATGATAGAGAAGATATACCAGGAGAAACACCTTTAACTAAACAACTTAAACTATATTTGTGGGAGTTTGATTATCAAATACTACAAGAAACAAACTTGCTTTGGTCAACTAACGAGTTGTTACCTTCAGATATTAACCCGGCTTATGCTACCGACGATCAAAAGAAAGTACCTGCTGGTAATGCTATTAAAAGCGCTATTACAAAAGGACTACAAAAATACGGTGTACAAACATTTACAAGTGAATGGGATGTAGGTTCTAGTAAAATATTTTATACCGCTCCTGCTAACTATACCGGGGCTGATACGATTGAGTATTTGTTAAAAAAGCATGTAAGCTCTCAAGTAGGTACTGATGGTGGAGCTGATCCATGTATATTGTCTCGTACCCGTTACGACAATGATTGGAAACTGATATCATATACTAACTTTTTTTCTAAAGCAATCGAGATGAAAGGGCCTATAGCTACAGCAGGTCCATTACAAAGAGAAATAATAACTTTATCACTGCCTGGTGGAGACGATAGTGCAACATACTTGTACAACTTACAAATATCTCCTTCCAACTCAAAAAGTTATTTTGCTAACTTTAAAGATCCTATTACTAGCAACATACGTAACATACACTTTACAGATATGTCTCCTTTAGATAGCGCTAGAGACATGATTCACACTCCTTGCTATAGTAATGATTTAAAAAATAAAATATTTGAACTAGATTTTAGCAATAATGATATACAAAATGTAAAAAAGTTTGTCAATACTAACTACGCTAATAAGCTTAAGATAAACTCTAACCCTGATACATTAATAACTTTAAACAAAACTAAAACAGATGCTTTAGCATTAAGAAACATCTATTCTTACAGTACAGATAAGCTTAGTAGGTTTGCAGAAGGTAGAAACTTTTTATTAACTTCTGCATTATATTATAATACTTCATTGAGCTTTACAGCATTTGGTTCTCCAATACGAGAAGCGGGTACGTTTATAAGTATTGAAACAGATGTAGGTAGTGTAAGAGATGAGTTCTTTAACAAGCTGTTTGGACAATGGATGGTATACAATGTAGTACATAGTTTCTCTGAAGGAGATTACACAAACAACGTTACTGCATTAAGAGTACATGCAAATGATAACATTGATATAAAGAGTAATATAACTTAAGTAATAATATGGCTCTAAGTGCACAACAAGTAATAAAAACGTATGACTATTATAATACGCTTACTGTTGTGCCTGGATATTCTGCAGTAGGGTATCCAAATGAGAACAATATAGCTAAAGCTTATTATAGTACCAAGTTTTCTTCTAATCCGATTGGTTCTCAAATAGACTTTTTTACACACTTAAATGATCCGTGTATTGATATAGTAGCACCACAACCAGTGTTCACTATAACTAAACCTTTATCTGCTTTGAACCCTCAATGGATAGATGGTTGGTGGGATCAGGCAATGTTTTATTCCCACCCAGAAGTGGTAGCACAGTTAAGTGCTAACTATCCTGACATATATCAAAACTTTTCAGACTCGGTAGGTACTTTAGCGTATGGTACGAACAATACAGACTATACTAATCCTAACTTTGGTAGAGATCCTATTGCATTACCTATACAGAACAAGGTTATATCAAATGTGTTTAAAGAGTTAGACTCTCTTAATAACGATTTGTTAAAACTGTATCAAAACGTTACACCTAAAGGCTTTGGTTTAGGTTCAAATAACTTTTTACGTCAAGCTTTAGCTTATCAAGGTGCTTCATTTAGTTTACAAGCTGGTATTAAGACAAAGTACGGAGTACTAAAAGTAAAGATACCTTTTGCTACTAACCTTACCGGTAACTTAGAAAACAACTCGAACTGGAATGTTGATCAGATTACTGAAAACATTAATCATACAGTTGATAAGATTAACAACGCTATTAAAACACCAGGTAGAATGTTATCTGAAGCTATCTTTAATGTAAAGCAATATATTAAAGATAAGATTAAACAGTTACCTTCAATAGGTAAGTTGCTTGGCTTAAATGTAGGTAACCCAACTGCAGTAACTAAGGTGTTACAACAGTTACAGAGCTATGCAAGTGCAGCAAAGAGTGTACTGAATACTGCTGAAGGAGTGCTAGCAGCTACTAAGACAGTTGTAGCTACTGTACAACAGGGTATAGGTAGTATTGCTGGTACTTTAAATACGGAAACCAATCTTCTTAAAAATACTGTTAACACTGTACAACGTTTACCAGCTACCGTGCAAGGCTTTAACAGTGTAGTAAGTGTTGGTGGTACAACAGTAGGATTAAACTATCAAACTAATAATGCCGTAACGAACTTAAATAGTAATAAAGTTACTATTATACCAGGTACTGTTAAGAGTGATGGTAATCCTTCAGTGATAAGTATTAATACAGTGCAAAACCCTCCTAACACATGACAGAACAATTTAATAGCATATACGTAGGCATAGTTGTACAGAACGATGACCCTGATTACCGTGGTAGAGTGAAAGTATGGGTACCTCACATATCTACTATTGTTTATAACAAGTGGAATCAGTTAAAACAAGATCAAACGTTTTCTTTTCCAGGTACACCTAATGGAGAAAACTTAAGTCAAATATTACCAGATTTAAAAGCTCAGTTACCATGGGCAGAACAGTGTAGCCCGATAATGGGTGCTTCTACCCCTGGTTATTATAATGCTTATGCAGATGTTAACTCTGTATCAGATGCTCCTTTAGTATATGGGTTACCTAATAGTAACTATGCTAACTCTTCTTCAGCAACTAGCATTGACCCAGAGAACAAAGGTGGTAAACCTGGTTCGTATTTTGAATCTCATCCGGTGAGTGATGCATTTGGTAATACAGCTAAGATAAACAGTCAAAACTTTAATCAGTATTCAGATCTCTATAAACCCTCTACATACTCTAATGCTGCTAAGGGTATATTTTCTGTTCCTAATGTAGGTGCACATGTGTGGGTGTTTTTTAGAGATGGTAGTCCATTAGTACCTGTTTACTTTGCTGCTGCTTTTGGACAAAACGATTTTAGCAGTATCTATCAAGCAGGTAGTGCTTATCCTGATTACCCAGATTCATTTGAAAATAAGGATAAAAACGCTTCTCAAGGTGCTACAAACGATCATTTAACTTATCGTAATAAGATGGTTATTAACCAGCGTGCAGCTGCTATTGAGTTTATTAATACTACTGATAGAGAAGCATATAAGGTGACCCATTTCGGTGGTGGTTATCATGAAATGAATAACTACTTTACTGCTCTGTTTAATCCTAAGAACTTTCAGTTACTAACCCTAGCTGATAAGTTTGAGACTGTAAAAGGTCATAATAACTTATATGTAGGACGTACTAGTGATAATATCATTAACGGAGATCACTTCTTAAAGGTTGGTAACTTCAGTACAAAAGCAACATCAATATGGAGTGACATATATAGTACTTTAACAGGTATAACCGATCCAGCAAAGTTAGCTGCGCAGTTAGCTAGTGTGGTGAATCCTTTATCTGAACAAGAAAAAGAAATGGGGTTTGGTGGTAATAGCTTTGAGTTTATCACAAAACATAAAGTAGTAACAGTGGGTATAAAGCGTAACACTGCTAAAGCTTATGTATCAGATATAGCTGGTATATTGACTGATGGTTTAAACGGAATACAAAGCATATCCCCAGATTTGCCTACAGGTACGTTTAAAACTAGACCTTATAACTTTCCAGCGTTTGCAGAACTATATGTACCGGATATGCCTGGTGGTAACTATACCATACATGCAATGAACAAGTTTAGTGTTGATGCTGGTTCTGGTGGTATGCAGTTACGTACATTAGGTAACTTGAAGATAGCTAGCGGCACCACTGAAGTAAGAGGCGATCTTATTACGCTAGGCTCTCAAGATGGTCAAATCGCTATTAATGGTAGTCTTGTTACCATTGATGCAGATACTTTAAACTTAAGAAATAAAATCGGTGGACAGGTGGTAGTAGATAGCACTTTAGGTGTATCAAAGAACGTTATTATCGGGGGTGGTGCTTACGTAGAAGGTGAAATGTTTGTAAATCACGTAACCGCTCCTATAGAATACCAAGTAACAGAAAGTACTCAAATAGTCGCCAAAGGACCAGCTGCCCCGGGCGGTGTAAGTCCTGCTGGTGCACCAGGTAGTGGTTGGTCTATTTCTAGATCTAATATGCAAGGTAGTATAACTGTTATCATACCACCTCTAACAGTAAGCGGTAGTCTTACTAAAGAAACAGCAGTAACATTGCAGATTAATGCAGGTACGGTAGATTTAAATACAGCTGGTGCAGGTGTATTAACTATTGCACAACCACACACTCACGTATTCAAGAACTTACCACTCACTTTACTTGCACAACCACCAGTTGGACCAAGTCCATTTAACGCTTATGCTGCTTCTAAGATTGGTGTTAGCGATAATAAAGCTATCGGTCATGAAGGCCGTAGCGACGGTAGAAGCTCTACTGTTGGTATACCACCACCAACAAAGTTCTTACTTAAAGATGCACCTACAATAGCTGGCCCTAATGGTCCTGGTTCAACTCTAGTAGGACCAGCT